GCTGCAGCCACATCTGCAACGGCTGCTGCGACTTCTGCTACTAGCGCTGCTGCAAGTGCAGCCTCGGCTGCTGCCGCAGTTGCCGCATCATTTGATGCTAAGGGTGACTTACTAGTAGGTACAGGTTTAGATGCTTTTAGCCCACTAACAGTTGCAGCAACTAATGGTTATGTACTTAGCGTTAACTCAGCAGCAGCAACAGGCTTAGCCTGGATTCCAAACGATACTGGAGACATTACTGGCGTAACCGCTGGGACTGGACTTACTGGTGGAGGAACATCAGGTACTGTCACTCTTAATGTTGATACAACTACAATTCAAGCAAGAGTTGCAAATGTAACTGATACAGAGATTGGATACCTTGATGGTGTAACCTCTGCTATTCAGACTCAGTTAGATGCTAAGGCTGCAACTGCAAACACTGTATCTACTGCTGGTGGCTCGACAATTACAGTTGCATCTGGTACAACAGTTCCACTTACTATTCAAAACAATGGTACTGGTAATTCATTTGTAGTCAACGATGTTGCTTCTGATACATCAGCACTTACTGTTGATGCGGATGGTTTAGTGTGGGTTGGCAACAATACAGACTTACCAAACATTCCTGAACTTAATATGATTGTTAGTACTGAAACTGGAGTAGGTCATTCTTTAGTTGTTAGAAAATCTAACGATGGTGGCAATTCTTCAAATATGAGTTTAGCAAAATCAAGAGGAACAAACTCATCACCAACAACTGTACAAAGTTCTGATGGCATTGGCGCTTATTGTTTCCACGCTTATGATGGTACTAATTATTTACAAGTAGCATCAATATCTGCTACTGTTGATGGTACACCTGGTACTAATGATATGCCTACTAGATTAAACTTTGCAACAACTGCTGATGGCGCTGCTGCACATACTGAGCGTATGCGTATTGACTCAACTGGTCGTGTACAAATTGTAAACGGTGGAGTGCTAGAAGCACCAGTAGTGCAAAATGCACAGACTGGAACTACATATACATTTGTTCTTTTAGATGCTGGTAAGTTTGTTACAGCAACTAATGCGTCTGCTCAAACATACACTATTCCATTAAACTCATCTGTAGCGCTTCCCGTTGGAACTGTTATTAATTTAATTCAAGATGGTACTGGTCAAGTAACAATTGCTGCTACTAGTGGAGTAACTCTTTGGTCTAATGCTGCTACATCAAGTTCTCCTAAAACTCGTGTTCGTTACTCAGCATTGAGTCTTGTAAAAATTGGAACAGATTTTTGGTACTGCATTGGAGATATTGTTTAATGATTATCCCTGGAATATTTGCATCACAGATATCAGGAAAATTATCATCTGCATCTTATGATTCTATTGCTACCTTAAGTGGTAATGGAAGCGCAAGCCAACTTACTTTTAGTTCCATACCTAGCACATACACTCATTTACAAGTAAGGCTTATTGCTCGCGGTGTTCGCTCTTTTGCATCCGAGCAATTATACATTCGCCTAAACGGAGATGGTGGAAGCAACTATGCTTACCACTATTTATATGGTGATGAATCGGCTGGTCCACAAGTTAGTGGACAAACAAGTACAAGTACTTTTTTTGTTGCTGAAATGCCAGCAGCAAATGAAACTACTAACCTTTATTCATCACATATAGTTGATGTATTAGATTACACAAACACTAATAAAAATACTACTATGCGTTCTTGGTCGGGTTATGATAACGCTACAAGCAGTGCAAATAGTGGAAAGATATGGCTAGGTTCATCTGTTTGGATGAATACATCAGCAGTAACATCTCTTACTGTTTTGTCAAATGGTGCCTTTGCTACTAATACAAGAATTGCTTTATATGGAATTAAGGGGTAAAAATGGCATTAACATATGAACCAATTTCAACTATAACTCTTACTAGTACTGCTGGCATTATTACATTTTCTAGCATTCCGCAAACTTATACTGACCTTGTTATGATTCAATCAGCCCGAGTTACTAGTGCTTACGACATTACTGCAATACGAATAAACAGCGTTACTACTAACTACAGTGGTGTTTACATTGAAGGTAACGGTTCAGGGGCTACTTCTGGTTCTGGTAATGCTGAAATTTCAATGCGTGCAGGTTATGTTCCAGGAACTTCATATGGAAATGAATGGTCTAGTGAAATTTATAACTTCTTAAATTACTCAAATACAACAACTCTTAAGACTGGGTTAAGCAGAACTAGTTTTACTAATTCACCTGCTGGTTTTAACACTCAAGCAAAAATAACTTTAATTCCAACAACTTCTGCAATTACTCAAATTACTTCACAGACAGCAAATGGTGCTAGTTGGGCTATTGGTTCAACATTTACCCTTTACGGAATTAAGGCGGCATAATGGCGAATACATTTGATAAAATTGCTAGTGCAACAGTTGGAGTTGGTGGGGCTGCAACAATAATTTTTACTAGTATTCCACAAACTTACACAGATTTAATTGTAAAAGTTAGTGGAAGAGTAGATTCTGGAACTGCAACACAATCTATGGCAATGGCATTTAATTTTGCAGCACAAGGAAATGTATGGTCACAAAAGTGGGTTAACTCAGACGGAGCGGTTGGCTATGGGTCAGGGTCTTATTCTGGCGCTAGTGCTTTATATCCATTTTATATGCCAGCCGCTTCTGCTACTGCTAACACTTTTGGTAATGGTGAATTTTATATAACTAATTATTCATCAACAACAAAAAATAAATCTGTAGTAACAGATGGTGTAACTGAAAATAATGCTACTAGTTCGGGTTCACAAAGAAGCGAATTTGGAGCAATGCTTTTTGCAGACAATACAGCAGTTACTTCTATTACGCTTTATGGAAATACAAACTTTGTCCAACATACAGTAGCAACTCTCTACGGCATCAAGAACTCATAAGGAGAAACAATGACAATAGCAATCGAATTAAACTGTGAAACAGGAGAACTGGTTGAGCGTCCTTTGACAGCAGAAGAACTTGCTGAACAAGAAGCACAAGCAGTAGCATTTGCAACAGCAGAAGCAGAACGTGTGGCAGCAGAAGCAGCAGCACTTGCGGCTAAAGAATCTGCACAGGCTAAGTTGGCAGCATTGGGTTTAACTGCTGACGAAATCGCAGCACTATCTAAGTAACGGAAGCGGGGACGCAATGGCTAAAGTAAACAAGGGAACACTGGCAATTGGCTGGTGTGACAACGGTAACACTGACGGTAAGTTCACAGAAGGTGTCGTTAGTGTGGCATTACAGTGCGCTAATAATGGGATTGAACTAACCCACAGTATGCGAGTGCAAGGCAATCAGATTGGTAGACAGCGTCAGGTTTTATTTGATTACTGGGCTGACCAAATTAAAAGTGATTGGCTACTATGGGTTGATTCAGACATTGTAGTTAACATGGAAGTAGTTGCTAAACTTTGGGATACTGCTGATAAAGTTAATCGACCAGTCGTTAGTGGTACTTATTTTATTTCTAAAGAAAATGAGGGAACACTGGCTAAGCCATTCCCAGCATTGTTCTATGATGTTGATGAGTTTAGTATTCAGCATGTACATCCACTACCAGATAATGAACTTATTAAAGTAGATAGCGCAGGATTTGGATTTGTACTAATGCATAAGTCAATTATTGAACCTATGCGTCAAAAGTTTCCAAACCAATCAATGTTTGCTGAGCAAGAAAACGTTGGCGACAAGTATGTAGGTGAAGACATTGTCTTTTTCCGTAAGATGCAAGCAGCAGGGCTATTGCTGTTGATGTTGGTGTCGTTGCTACCTCTGCTATCTGGCAGAATACAGACATAGCCTACGATGTTGCTATTGGTGGTATGCCGTTTATCTACGCGATTAGTGATTCCCGTCCTTACATTCGACAAACTGCACCATTTCGTAAAGAACAATTTGATGACCAGACTACCCCAGGTGAACAGTCACTTACTGGTTGGTGGATTAGAAGTCAGATATCTTTTCATGGCGGAGACGGTATAACATTTTTTGACCCATCTCAAAGCGTAGCCAATACACCTGGACATTTTCGTTTTGCAGATAGTCAAGGAGTAAATGTATTTGAACAAGGCAAAGTAACTTTACTTAAAAGTGTAGTTGATACACATGAAATTACTGGTGAAGTTACAGGTTCTGACCATCAACATGTTAACCAACACATACGTTCTATTCAATGGTCTGGTACTAATGGAGTATTAGTGCATGATGAATATGACGTAGATAAAATCGCTGCTAATGGTACTGTTACTCACTTTATTGATTACAATACTGGTAGTGCTGAACCTGTATATGCCATCTGTGATGATGGTGTATACGCATACTGGGTAACAAATGCCACCGCAGGCGGTGCTAATAAACTTCATATGTATAAGAAGTTGTTAACTGACAATACAACAACCATTCCATCTCCAATGTTTACTGCAAATGGTGTTGTTATTCAGTATGCTTCTATGGAGTTTATTAAAGACCGTATTGTTCTTTGTGTAAATAATGCTGTATATGAATTGCCAACCAATGCTGCTGCATTACCTAGCCCAGTTTACACAAACTCTAATACTAACTATCACTACACATCTATTGCTGCTTCTGGTCCTGCTATTTATACTGCTGGACATTCTGGTATTTACTCTACTATTCAGAAGTACACACTATCTACCGCTGGTGTAATGCCTACTCTTACATCTGCTGTAGTTGCAGCAGAACTACCTGCTGGTGAGATTGTAGAAAAGATGTATTACTATCTAGGTTACATGATGATTGGAACCAACAAGGGTATTCGAGTTGCCGCAATCTCCGACCAAGATGGTTCAATTAATTACGGTCCTTTAATTGTAGAAACATCTCAACCAGTTTATGACTTTGCTGCTAGAGATAGATTTGTTTGGGCAGCATCAGGCATAGGCGCTTTAGATGGCGGACTTATCCGCCTTGACTTAGGAACAGAAATAGAACAATTACGTTTTGCTTACGCAAACGATTTACAAGTTCAACAAAACACAGAACACTACACAACAGCAGTGGCATTTCTTGGCAGTACTAATCGCCTTGCATTTACTACAGCCCGCAATGTAACAGATGGTGCAATTTACTTAGAGTCAGCAACAGAGTTAGTACCTAATGGTTATTTAACTACTGGTTATATTAGATACAATACTCTTGAGCCTAAAAACTTTAAGCGCCTTGTTGCACGTGGAGATTACACTTACGGCTCAATGACTTTAGAAACAGTAACTGCAGATGGTACTGAGTATGATGTCGTATCCTACGACTCATCAGTTCCACCAATTGAAGTAACTACTTCCAATCCACAGGAAGCACAGGAGTATTTAGCCTACAAGTTTATTATTTATCGTGATGGCACCGACCCTAGCAAGGGTCCTATTATGGAGGGCTACCAAGCAAAGGCTTACATTGCTACTCCACGCCAAAGAATTATAAAGTTTCCTGTCTATTGTTATGATGTAGAAACAGATAAGTACAACGTAATGACAGGATATGAAGGAAGAGCATTTGACAGAATCGCACAACTAGAATCTGTTGAACAAAACGGTGACGTTGTTACATGGCAAGATTTAACCACAGGTGAATCTCGTCAAGCACTCATCGAGCAAGTTTCATTTACTCGACTAACTCCACCTGACCGTGGCTTTAATGGTTATGGTGGAATCATTGATATCACGATAAGGACTGTGTAATGTCTACTACCCAATGGCTAGGTCTAGCCGTATCCGTTTGTACCCTTGTTGCTGCCTTTGCTACATCAGTTCGTTGGCTAGTTAAACATTATTTGTATGAACTTAAACCCAACTCAGGTACAAGTTTAAAAGACTCAGTCATTAGGCTAGAAGAAAAAGTAGAAATTCTATATCAAATAATGATTCAAAAGGGGAGAGATGAACAACGATGAAGCCTGTTGCCAAGAAAGCCACACCTGCCGCTATTGCTGTCCTTCGACAAGCCACAGCGATAGCACCATCTCGTATGAAAGCATCCGATGGACTTCTGCCGTCGAAAGCGCATCTGGCACAGAACCCCAACAGCGACCATAACACAGGCTACGCTGTAGATTTAACACATGACCCAGCACGTAACATTGATTGTGTTGAAATCTATGAGCAGTTAAAGAAGGACAAGCGTGTTAAGTATTTAATCTTTAAGGGTCAGATATGGATGCCAGGTCGAGGCGACAAGCCATACACTGGTAGTAATCCACACAATAAACATTTACATATATCAATTAAGGATAACTGTGGGAATGATACATCTCCATGGTTTCCATGGCTAGACAAACCAGTGTATAAGACTGCTGACCAAGCCAGATTAGCAGCCTCTAGACTAAAGCCACTACCTAAAAAGAAAGAGAAAAAATGAAACTAAACAAGAAGCAAAAGGCAGTATTAAAGTCATACCTACGTGGTGTGCTTGTATCATTCTTGACCTTCCTAGCAGGCAATGAACTAGGTTTGGAGCCAGCAATCTCAATTGCCGTGGCTTCTATGGCTGGTCCACTGGCTAAAGCGCTAGACAAGACAGAAGATGAGTACGGAGTAGGCTCTAAGTAGTACCGTTTTAAGGGGCCTAGCAGCCCCATAGAGACAAGAAACCCCCAGAACTGGTGTTTATGTACCAGAACTGGGGGTCTTTTGTCATTTATTTAGTGTGTTTAGTATGTCTTCAACCTTAATAAGGTATCCCTTACTGGGGTTGGGAGGTATGTTGCAAGTAATGGCTCTTCCCCTTGCCGTAACTACTTGCCTCAGTATCTCCGTTGGTACTATCAAGGTTGCCCCCTCCAGAACGAAAGCCCAATAACTTGCCTTCGTACTGGACAATCCTGATAGATACCAATTCTCATTGTTGTGCGACCAGCATAATGTTTCAATGTATAAGTTGCCAGTGTCTTTCCATTTTAAATCTGTTTTAACTTCTACTGTTTTGCCACCTGTTAGTAGTTGTTCTACTAACCCTTCTCCTTCTTGTCCCTTTGCTAGGTCTAAGTCGAAGTCTGATAGTTTGCTCATGGGTATCCTAAGTATAGTGGCTTGGGTGTAATGTTTAATTTGTTTCTAATTAGTTTACGTTCATACTCTGTAGTACCACCCCAGAATCCAAAGACTGCGTTCTTAAGTGAGTAGTCTAAGCATTGGCTTTTAACTTCACAGTTGCTACAAATTTTCTTAAGCATCTTAACTTCTCTGTATGTAGAACTACCATCTGGTACAAAGAACTCCTCTGAATCTACACTCCTGCAGTTAGGTGTGCCTTTCCATTCTGGGTACTCCACTTATCCTCCTGTTGAGTAGAAGCCTGAACCGTTAAACTTAACGGCTGGTGCTGACCATATACGCTGCATAACTTCACCACAAGTCTTGCATGCAGGGGGAATGTTCTCGTTAATCTCTATTACATCTGTGCAGTAATTACATTTAAAATCAAATAGTGGCATTAGATAATGTCCTCGTTCTTTGGGTAAGGGAGTGTGACCATTGACCCACAGTTAACGCACTCTCCATCAAGGAAATAAAAGCATAGTTCACCTTGGTCAAATGCAACAAGCGCATGAAATACATCCCCTCCACATACGCAAACATCGCCAATAGGTTCTCCTCGCAGGTCCATAGCACGTGAGTAATCCGTTGGGTGTAGTAACTCTCTGATTTCTTTGACAACATCATTCTCCTCGTTCATCATCTACCTCTGTTAAGTCTTCATCAGATTGAGGTTTCCATCCACCAAGATTTCTAATAAGAGATGCGATACTTCTTTGCACCTTCATGCGTGCACCATCTGGTGTTGTGTTTAATTCTTTGGCAGTCTCGCTCCACTCGACATTGTCTACTGTAAACCTAACCTTGAGGATAAACTGTTTTGCTTCTGACAGTTTGTAATATGCTGCTGCAATATCAGACCTGAGTACTAGCCAGTTGTTGCCATCGTTGGCTGTTTCTGATTTGTTAAACTTAAAGTTAAGGTCTTTAATCTTAGTTGGAATCTCATACGACTCAGCAATAATGGAAGGCAAGAAGGCTTCGATAACTGATGCATCGTAGTAGTAAAGGTCAAGCAACTCATAGCCAACCGTCCGTGCCTTTTCGCGTTCACAATAAGTAATTGCTTTATTACGAAGAGACTTGGCTATGAGTTTGTCTTTGTCCTTTTGTGGCAAGGCTGACCACTCTTTGTACTTTTGTGGGTGACTAACAAACCATATCCACAGCACCTGCTGTATGTCTTGCTGGTCAGTCATGGGGTATTTGCGCTGGTATTCGGCAGCAATAGCCACAACCATCTGCTCATACTCTTCTAAGTACTCCACGTTATCCCTCTGTTACGCCTTCCCATTGTCGCCTTTGCACCAATAGTCCGATTATTGCATAGTTGGCTAGGTCAATAAAGGTATCTTCAATACTTTCATAATTGGGCGTGTCGCTTTTTTTGTAGTAAAGATTTTCCAATCGTGCCATCTTGTCATGCATCCGCACAAGTAGCCCGTTCATTGCACCGCCTGGAGCATTGGCTATGTTAAATGGGCCGTAGTCTTGATGTTTACGTATCATAATTATTCGTAGTTCATTCAAGATATCTTCAAAATTATTCAGGTCTTTCATCAAGTATCTCCTTAGCCTCTTCTTCAAAGTCCATCATTGCTTCTTGTACTAATACTTCTTCTACTATCTCATCTCCATGTCCTGCCTCTGCTGATACTAGTACTGCTGCCAGCATGGTCAACATGTTGTTTGCTTTTTCTTGGCTTACTTTATTTGCTAGCCATACATCTCTGAGTGCATTGAGTATGTCTAGTCCCTTGTTACTGGAGATTGGTATTCCTAAGTATCTGGGGTGTTCTTTAATAAAATCCCAGACTTCTTCGTTGTTATTCAGAAAGGCATTTTCGGACTCGTTCATTTATAAACTCCGCTCCTTCTAGCATTACTATGCTATTAACATCATGCCCCTCTGGCATTTGTACTATATTAACATTACTTAACTCTCGGCTAACCTTCTTGCCAAAATCCATACCTGCTGTATCACCATCTGCTAATACAATTACTGTATCAAAGTCATCTAATATTTTAGAGTAAAATGGTTTCCAGTTGTTGGCTCCTGGAATACCTATTGATGGATGATTAGTCTTTACACTCATGGTAATGCAATCTATTTCTCCTTCTGTCACACAAATATAATCTGATGCAGTAAGAACTACTTGTGCATTGAACATGCTGGTTTTAGCACCTGGCATGCCCATATACTTTGGGTCAGCATTACCTATTGCTCTGAATCTAATATCAACTACACCTGATGGTGTTATGTATGGTATTGCTAGTCTGCCTATGTATTGTTCATGACCTGGAAGAGCGTCCTTTACCACTCCAAGATGAAAGCGTTGCGCCTCTGCGACCGATAGATTGCGTGTTGACAGATACTCTGTTGCTAGATGAATTTGACTTGCGTACTGGTGCGTCGCCTGCAAGAGAAATTGTCTGTGCGAACTCGATAGCCTCACGATATGTACCTCCCTCCCTTTGAATAATTAAATCGTATACGTCTCCACCAACACCACAACCATGACACTTGAATCTTTCTTCTTCAAAGTTGATACCTGCTGATGCATGACTGTCACTATGAAATGGACACTTCATTTTGCGCCAGCCGTGTCCCTCAGCAGGAACGGCTGCGCCTATATACCTTAAGTAGTCCGCGATACTATGCTTCACCCATTGCCTTTCTGATTAGGGCAAGCCAAATGTTGGCTGGCATTGTGCAATACCACTCGCCAACATCTGACTTACCTTTCCGTTTGTGCAGAACTGTCCCAGTCCACGCATTATCGTTTTTAATTTCTATTTCTAACTCTTTGACCCAAGCGCTCAAGTCCATGCGGACGTGGTTTTTAACCTCGATGGTTACTCCATTCACACCGCTGATATCACCTTTGTCTAGTTGTGCTCCTGCGATTCTGCGGTCTGCATATGGAAAGCCGTTGGCCTTCAACCATTTAACAGCATCTGCTTCTGCTTTGCTGCCTTTACGCTTGGCTGCTGTGCTCATTCTTTATTTTGCTCCGTAATAATAGCAATAGTCCATCCGTTGCTTTCACCTTTTTCTGCACGAATACGTGCAATATCAATGTTAGATGCACGAATAACTTTTACTTTATTTTTTTCATAAATGATTTCATACTTTGGCATTATACTGTTATCCCTTCTTGTTGATACTTAACTGCTACATCTTCTAAGTACATAGACTCAGGATTAAATGACAGAGTAACATAGTTGCTACCTGTTTGGTCAGCCCGTCCGTATCTGTTTTTAACTGGGGCTACACATAAGTATGTGTCATCTCCCTGTTTCATTTGACCAATAGTAAGAACCATTGCTGGAATCTGATTGACCATACCCTGCACTGCACTACGTGGCTGGCAAGGATAACCATCAAACCCTTCTTTAGTGTGGTGCAGTACTAAGACTGCTGCGTTTGTATCTCTGGCTAGGTACTTAAGTTCTTTCATAACGGCACGCATTGCACCGAACTCATCATACCCATCCATTGCTACATCCATAAGATTGTCTACAACAATAAGCGTTGGACTCTTACCCCACACAGTTTCAAAAGCAGAAACTTCATCATCTAAGTCTTTGAGTGTAGGACTAGATTCAAACGACCAGAACAAGTGGTTGTTTAGTTGTAGTATTTCGTGTGATTTTTCTGGGTTATTTTTGAGCAGGCTTTCTGCTGCTGTCTGTGTCATCTTGCCACTCATGGCAATCAAACGCATAGCCATGGTATGTGCATTGGTATCTGCTGAAAAGTAAAGTGTAGGGTGTTTGGTTTTTGCAGCAATAGCCAATGCAACTGATGACTTGCCTGCACCTGGAGTGCCTGCAACTACAGTTACCTCTGCTCTACGCAGAATAATTCCAGCCCTTTCAAATGCAGCAAAGGCAGGTGGCAATGGTTCGCCACCCACCTCTGCTTTATTTATAGAGCGTCTAAGAGTTTTCACTTAATCTGTTCTGGAACAAATGTGTTCCAATCAGGTGACTGAACTGTGACATATTGATTCTTACACTTATCAAAAGCACCCTTTGGTGCTGGGCAGAAGTAACCCTTGTATGGCTTACCATCTTTACCCATGCCTTGAATTGCAGTCATCTTTCCATGTGGACAATTGCGTCCACCAATAGTTGCTGGCTGTGCATATTCTTGGGCAGTAACTGTTGGTACTGTTTCAATGATGTTGGCATTGAACGCTGCTGCTACTGACTGTGTTGTTGGGGCTGGAGTACCGCGTACTGCTGACTCCAGTTCTTGTGCTGCTGATGCGATTGCTGCAATTGAATGTGCAACAATTGTGTCTAGTTCTTCTCCGCTTTCTGCACGGACTGTTACTAGGCTACCTGCTGGTGTTTTTACTGTGATACTGATTGGTGCTTCTGTACTAGGCACTATCTTCTCCTTGCTCAAATGGAATGGCTAGACCCTTTTGGTCACGCCATTGTCTTACTTTCATTGCAAACTGTACACCTTTCCATCCTTCTTTGATGTCAATCCATACTAGTTTGCATGTTCCTGTCCCTGCTGGGGCATGAATTATAATTGCTTTATCTTTGTTGATGTCGCCCCATGTGCCACGGGTCGCCGTATCTATCATGTACGGCGAGCCGTTGGCGTAGATTGCTAACTGCATAGCAATATTATTTGGATGGTCAATGCGACCTGTCTTTAGGTCGGCAATGAATCGCTCACCTTTATACTCAACAACTCTGTCTGGTGTGCCTGCTATCTTAAACTTATCTAGCACTGTGAATTGTTCAATATAAATCTTTGTAAGAATACTTGTAGCCTGTTCATAGGCTTTGATGTCTGGCAACCATTGCTCTGGTATTACACCTAACTCTAAACCTAAATCTAGTTTTTCTGTTAG